TTTGCATCAGGTCGAAGGTATCGCGCAGTGAGCCTATTGAGGGGCTCAAGACGGGTCTACCGAACGGAACGAGGTTTGCTAATGATTCAGGAGACTGAGATGCTCTCGGTCTGCGTCCTGCTATACTAATCGCCCCCGTCTTAGAGGCCCAACAAGTTGTCGGATCCCTGGGGGGATCACAAACGACTCACGGTTCTCGTAGTGGCTTGTAGCTGCTATCTTAATCCCTATCAAAAAGGGGTCTGGGATGATACTCGTGTCAGCGTATCCTGTCGTGTAGTCTATAGTATAGCGCCCAATCGTGCCCGCTGCCTCTGGGCTAACAAAGATCAGGTCTTCACCTTCAAATCGGTAGTCCGTCGTAACAGTCAGGGTTGTAGAGGCCCCCGTATCGTCAACAAAAGTCACCGTGTTAACGCTCTGAATAGGAGGACGTGGCAGAGTAATTCTGTCCCGTTGTCCATCTTTGACGGGTGCAGTGAGTTCATCTGGGGTGAAAGACACCTGCCACGTCTGGGTAAGTATCGAAACCTTTGCGTAGTTCTCAATGAACTGTCGAGCGGTTGTGATGTAACTTTCGATCAGCGTGTCATCAGCGGTGCCTGTGAGGATCAGATCTTCTTTGACCTGTTCCTTTGTCACCGGCTCAGACTGTGCATCAACCCGTCTTCTTAGGCGCATGGTAGAACTCCGCGTAGCCTTTTTTTATGAGGGCTCGTGCGAGGTGTGTTGGAAAGTTGTACACTTTCCCCTGCACATAGCCCGTCTTTCGTATCTCGCCCTCCTCATCTTCTACCTCTGAACGGTAGAGATCGCGTAGCATTAACACTCGATTGCCACGGGGCATGTATCGCGCTCAGTTGTCGTGTAGCCCTTCGCGGCCCTGGTATCTTGGGTGGCTCTGGATTGCGGTAACGCCGACAATACCTGCCTTACCTCCAGCCGATGTAACAGATACACCAACAAAACGCTTCGGACCATAGTATTCCCACATAACCAGTCTGCCGCCGTCGGCTGCTGCTGAAAGCGTTAGAACGCCATCTGTGTCGAACTTGGCGAGCACTGTGGCTGATTTATCTGAGACTACCCAGCGGGCAAGACCCGCACTGCCGTCTACTGCATCTCCAGCTGTCGCTGTGCTAGTGTTGTTGTCTTTAAGGGTTAACACCCAGTCAATGTCCGCTGCAACGACGCCGAGATCAACGACGACCAGGCAGCTTTCATAATTGACGGTGTCGATCCGCGTCCAGTCCGCCGTAGCGTTTACTGAAATTGGGGCAAGGAGCTTCGTGATCTTTATATCTTCGAGTATTCCTTTATTCACCATTTTTTATTCACCTATGTTTGCATTGCATATTTTATTCAGGGCAAGTTAAAAAAAATAACTTAGCCCTAGTGGCTGCCTATTCTGAAAAGGCGTCCGTATAAGTCGTGAACACATTAGCGTTGGTTCTATGCCAACAACCGATAATATTCACTATAGTGGCTGCGTTTCCGGTGCCAGTATCGCCAGTAAGACGCATACAGTTTAACAACGTAAGTGAAGCCGTTTTAGCCACATTTCCGAACGTTAAACCGCCCGCAAACTCACAGTTATTAAACTTGAAGATGTCGCTGTCGTTTCCAGGCGTGAGGTTCACAACACCTTCGATCTCCTTACAGTCATCGGCATACAATTTCATCGTCTGCCCTGCTGTAGTGTGATCGAGGTGAATAGAATCATCCTCGCCACTGAAAGCCACGTTTTTAAGGTGAACTATCAGCTTTCGCGTCATCGCAGCGTTATCTATCCACAGTCCGTGGGTGCCGTCTTCTTCAATACCAATGTTTTCTATAAACGCTTCTAAATTAGAAGCCGTGAACGTTGGGTCAATCTTTATAACCGCAGCGCCGGAGTCTACAGTGATATTGGCGTGTCCGTCCATACCAAGTAAACTAACACCGTTAACGTTCGGCCACGTTAGCATCTCTGCCTCTTCATAATCACCCGCTTGCACCATTATGGTGTTACGTGTGGAGGTTACTTCATCAAACGCTTTAGTCAGCGTTAGATAAGGCATAGTGCTAGTACCGCTGCCTCGGTCGTTTCCGCTTTTCGAGACGAAGATATAGGGGTAGTTTTTAGGCGTTACTGCTGCCATAATTTTTTACTCCTTACCTTACGCTTCTATCTTTAGGCATTTTGCAGCGTCGAAGTCAATTACATCTCCACCAACACCGAGGCGCTCAGTCTTCAGGATGATTCTTCCAAAGTCTGAAATCTCATCCCTTACTACAAATACGCCAGGCGCGTCAACAACCATGTAAGTCTGTTTTATGTCGCCGTAGATCACTGCGTTAAGCCCTGCACCGACCGCTGGCATGTTGTACATGAAATTGACAGGCTTGCCAAGCAACACTGGCTGTGGTTGTACTTGCACATCAGGTTCAAGGATGTAGTGTGCATCACCGTCAGAGAGCTTACGAAGTGCCGTAAACGTTGATCTTAGCATAAGCCAAGATGCACCAGGTTGGTACTGCTCAAGTAGTGAGTCCTGAATGTCAATAAGACAGTCAAAGTCAGGAATTGTGGTTGCATGTCCACTAGATGTGTGAGCAATGTTACCAGCTGTAACGTGCGTCAGTATGCCTTTTGGTTGACCAACACCAGTTCCGTTAAGGAACGTGTAGTTTTCTGCATAGCCAAATGCTTTAGCGTACTTGCCCGTAAGCCAAGTCTCAACGTTAAATGACCCAAGTCGAGCCATCTTTTGAGTAAGCTTAGGGTACACGTACATCGGGTGTGTGGGGATCTCCCATTTGCCGATTTCTGGAGTATCCTTCTCAGACGCGGTTCCGCGTTCTGACGTCCATGCCGCATCAAGCGTTCCGTCCTCGTAGAAGCCTTCAAGCGTGTCGCCTTCTGTGAGTGTCGTTGTTGATGCAAGTTGTCTGAACGGGTCAACGTAGACCATCTCTTCAAGTATGCCAGCCATTGTGGTCGTAGGCATCCAGTAACCACCAGTTCTCTGGTTATCACTGACCATTGCCTTCGTCTCGAACTCACCTAGCTCGGCAAACTTTATCTGGTCATAGTCACGGTTGTGCATAACCCAATTGCCAAACTCTTTGACCTGCAACTGTGCAAGCTCTTCTTTTGTATCAAGCGTCTTGCCCGTACGGTTAAGCGTTGTCATTGCCGCTTCAAATTGCTCACGGAGGTTGCCTATCTCTTCTTTTTGAGAGGTAGTCAGCTCCTCGTAGCCTGTGATTTTCTCATCATAGGCCTTAAAGCGGTTATGCAACTCTTTAACGCTCGTGGTTGCAGCCCCCAACTCCTTTTTCTGTAGTTCTATTAATTCTTCTATTGTTGGATTTTCGTCCATAGTTCCACCTGTTTAGGTGTTAAGAGAGGCTAAAGCCCCCCTCAGTTCCTTTGTCTGTAAAATAAGTTCCTTTTCTGCCTTCAGAACTGCTGTCAGTCCCTCTTCCTTTTCTGAGAGGTCTGGTTCTTTAGAATTAACATCGTAGTCCTTATCCTCGAAGTCCTCCTCTTTTATAGAAGTAAATTCAGCTCCGAGGTGTGCGGGCAACGGGGTAATAGACGCTTCATAGAGCCCACCATGTTTGATGTGGCGGATCTGTCCGTCAAAATACTCGTCTTCAGATATGTAGCCTGGTGAAAGCTTCAAGACCCCTTTTTTCGCTAATGAATGGATCTCTCTAGCCCGCTGTACGTTAAGGTCAAAATCACCTGATACTAAGAGCCCATAATCATCTTCTTTGAACTCTGTAATTGTCCCAAGTATTTCGTCGCGGTGGTGTCGATAAAAAATAGGCATTGGATTAAGTTTGACATCCCACGCGCCTTTATCCACGATGTCCTGTTGTCTGTCTTCATCGTTCCAAACTGACAGGTAGCCCTCAAAGTGCCCTTCTTCACCCTCTAAAGACTTCCCCTCCAGAGGATACTCTAAGTTAGTTTCTAGTTTCTTCTTCATGTTAAAAACACCAGGGCTAGGGAGTATAAAATATACACTCGCGTAACATATTGTAAGGCGTGTCGTATCTATGTGTCGGTTTATGACCTATTAGAGACCAATACATCAAAAAGAATAGTATCCCTTTGAGTATGTGCCACGCCACTCAAGCGGGGTACCGTGGCGGATTGTTTTGAGTGAGATCCCAGACTTGTTGTTCTTCCAGAGCACGAACACTTCCTGAAAGGGGATCAAAAAGGCTTGACGGTATTCAGGCTTTTTATAGATTTCAACTGCGAGGACGCCGTGTCTACCTGTCAGTTCACAGAACTCATACATACGCTCTATTTGATGTTTAAGGCCTTTGTCGCTGAAATTGCTAGAAAAGTAAAGAGGGCGTTGACCATCGACCCTCATCGATTTACATTCTATTGCGAGGTAATGGATCTGGTTACGAGAATCAACAAGAATATCACAGGGTTGGAGTGTATAACGCGAACTTTTCTCGTACTTGTAGGCTAACGCTGATATATTTTTCTCAGTAAAGTGTCTGTTGAAGCATTTAGCGACCTCAAGTTCAAAATTCACATTATGTCCAACCCTACAATTAGGTGAGTATGTTAGCATACCGTATAAATTTAGTGATAAACTTTAAGTTGTTAGAGTGCATATATAATTCAAGAATGACCAATATGAATATTGAAAAGAAGCGCGAATATGATAGTAAAAGGTACAAGGCAAACCCTAAAAAAAGGGAACTTAACCAATTATGGCGTAAATCAAACCCTAAATATATTCGTAAATGGCATGAAGCAAACCCTGAATATGATCGAAAAAGGTATGAAGCAAACCGCGAACATATAATTGAATATTCCCGTAAATGGCGTAAAACACACCTTAAGTCCCTTAGGGTGCATTACCATAACCGCCAAGCGAAAATAAAAGGTAATGGGGGGGTCCACACCACAGAAGAAATAAACAATTTGTTTAAGGAACAGGGTGGGTGTTGTTTTTATTGTAACCAACAATTAGAAGAATTCCATATAGACCATAAGACCCCCATCTCGCGCGGAGGCTCTAATAATATTGATAACATTGCGTTGGCGTGTGCGCCCTGCAACCTAAGTAAACATACAAAGACGGCAGAAGAGTTTATCGCCCTAATAAACGGTCAATAATCTTCTTTTTGGGTTTGGGTTCAGCAGGAGTGAGCAGTTTAAGTGCCGGTAGTATCTCTTCTTGGAACTGGTGTTGATTCTGGAGGGCGATGCCTAACTGTTCTTTCAGTAGGGCAACCTCTTCTGTCAGAGGGGCTAAACGAAATAACGCTTGCTCAACGAGCTCAACAACGACCTTGGGCTTTGTTGTGTCCTCGGATTCAGCTTTCTGTTGAATCTTATTGAAGAGCTCATCGCTAAAAGCGCAACAGATTTGGGGCATGATGGTTACATTGAGGGGTCAATGGGATTTAAGGTTTGTTACTAGGACTAGTGGCTTCTAAAATAAGCGATCTGACCCGCTCGTTTAGTCACGTATGCTTTGCTTCCGCGAGCTAAAACCTTTCCAGTTTTAGGGCTTCGCAGCACATAGGGGCCTTTGCCTTGTCCCTTCTTCTTATTCTCTTTTTTAATTGGCATAAGATCTAATGACCGTTTCTTGCTTGCTTGCCATTTGAGTACTTCGGGTAAAACTTATCATCAAGACTCTTCTTATCTGGTGCTAATCGTTTAGGTATCGTCGTTCCAGTTGATGGGTCGTGGTGGTAATATAGCCAACGGATAGTGTGTGTCATACTTTTCTCTGAGCTCCTCTCTTCTTTGTCTGGTCTACCTTTTGGGGCTTCTCAGCGTTCGTCGGCCTCCCTGCCTGGGGTCTCTTTTGGTTTCCACCCAGCTTTTTTGCCGCTGCTGTTGTATCCTGTTGCTGTTGTCCGCCACCACCGAACTGCTGTTGCTGCTGCATCGCCATTTGGCTCTGTTGGCCCTCTGGGGCAAGGTTCCATGGGATTAACCGCTTGTCCTGGTCGGGATCATCTGGGAGCATTTCATACCCTAGTACTTTACGACCCTCAAGTGGCGTGAGTACGCCGCCAGCAACGGCCCGTAGTACGCGGTCATACCGTTGGTTGGTATTCTCCTGGAGTGCCTCGACTGCCGCTCTATCATAGCGCAGTTCATAGTTGCCACCATATAAAGGTGAGAGCCAGTTGTTGAGTTCCCCAACAATCCAGTCCATCAATGGGAGGACGGTCTCTATGTAGAACGCCTGACGGGCCTCCGCATAGTTACTGTACGTCTTGCTAGTCTCCTCTCCGATAAGCTGTGGGGGGACTCCAAATGAGCTGGCAATCTTCCTGGTGTTCAGAACGGCCATATTTCTGAAGTCCATATCGGTAGGGGAGAACGATGTGGTGGTCCATTTCATATCACCTGTCAAGACCATCACTTGACCTGCATTGCCCTCACCAGTGTACTGCTTTCTCATTTTGGTAACGATGTCATCAAACGATGATTCGTCAACAACTTCTTCTTGTAGTGTTAGGATACCACTAGGGCGCCCAGAGTTCTTAAAAAGAGCGTAGTTCCAGTTAGCGGCAGCATTGTTCTGATCTATCGCGTGTGAACAAGCGCTTAGTGGTGATAGCCCCCAAAAGTAGTCTTGAGGGTTATAATAACCCAGGTGCATAATCTGCCACGGCTTAAAGGGAACCTCGCTACCATATCTGTAGCCCTGGACGGGGTTTCGTGCGTCACCCCTAATTATCTCTATATCTTTGGGGGGGAGGCAGTATATCTCACGGGGCCTGGTCTTCTGGTACTTGTCTGGTCCGGTGCGCTCTACAAAAAGGTTGCCGCTATACTCAAGATCCCCGACCATGTGTTCAGCGAACCTTGACCAACCCTGTTCTGGGTTGGGGCGCTTGATAAGTGAAACAAATGGGTTTTTGGGGTCTTTTTCAATATCTTCCGAGTCTACTTTGTAAACGTGAACGGGGATCCCAGCAACGGCGAACTGTTTGAGTGTGATACAGGCATAGGCATCTGGGTTATGTGTATAGCCCTCCTCCGCATACGCCTTGAGGTTTTGTGAAGGCCACATCGGCGTCCCTGCCGACATGAGGATTGAGGACTGTAGTATGCGGCTCTGTTTTGTTTCAAGGGCTAGTTCTCTAAGGTTGGTTGCTGCCATTAGTCTCACCTTTGAAATATGAATGTTAGTGTGCGCGAGGCTGTTTGATCTGTGTGAGCTCCAGTCACTCCTGAGCGCACCTTCACGTAGCGAAACTGGCTTAGAATGGGTGCAAGCGCCTGTAACGATTGCATTTTATTTTGTTTGACTGTTGCTGTTACCTCATTTCCGGCCTCGTCGTAAACATCATAGAACGTGCCGTCTATCGCGTTAGATGCTTGAAAAGAGATGTTTACGTTCACCCACGTTGCGGGCATTATAACGGCCATAGCCTTAGCCCCACCAAGGAAATCATTGGCAGGGGATAGTGATGCCCCCCCAGCCTCAGTCGGTATTGTTACGGTTACTGTCCAGCGGTATGCCATCTTCTTACCTCTGGATCATAAAGTAAAGTACTCGGTCGGCAAGCTGTTGAACTGGTAGTCCAGCGTTGCCTGAGCGCACCTTTATCCATCTGAACGGCGCGAGGTACGCGACCGACGTGTTAATTGAATATGCTTTGTCTATTGCTACGGTGAGTTCTACTTCGTTACCCGCTTCATTGTAAATGGGTGCGAAGGTGCCTCCTGCCGTGTTTGATCCTAAAAAAGTGATTGTTGCGGCAGTCCAAGCGTGAGGCATTATTAACCCCATTCTAGTCTGCCCACCACCAAAGTCATAAACGGCACTTTGGCCCGTGGCCGTTGCCGCCAATATTGATACTGCGTGTGTTACCTGATAAGCCATTTTTTTCTTGTTTCCTACCCGAAGGGTTTTTTATAGACCTGCATAGCTTATGCTATAGAAGAGTATATCGGGGGAGCCTAAATAAGCCCGTCGGTTTTACGGATAGCGTCGATGATCTGCTGTTTCATAACGTTGAAGGCAATACAACAATCACCGGCAATGAGAAACAGTGGTTTGTTTGTATCTGCGTTGATCTGCATAGGATACCGCCAGCAGACGTTAGGGCGGTACTCATAGATTGTGCATCGGTGGTTCTTTAAAAACTGACAAGGTTTGCAGCGCTTTATTGAGTTAAATTGCCGACCTTCGCGTTCAACCATGTGGAAAAAATCTTTGTGGCCTTTCTCGATCAGCCGGTCGATGTCTTTATCAGTGAGTGCGACTACCTCAGCGACGGTGCAACAGCTCGGTTCCTTACACTCTTCACATAGGTTGCCTTCGTGCATCGCGTCATCGTACTCGTCTAGTTTGAACCCTGTCTTTAACTCAGCGTCAATAGCGGTGCTTATGACCTGGTTAGGGAAAAGAGGTCTAATCCGCTCATAGAGCGCCAGTCGGAGTTTATTCTCATTGCCTGGAAAAAAGAGGTGATTGAGTTGGTTCATTTAATGTGTGTTCAACCACGTTGTCAGGTCGGCGGTGTCGTACTCGCCAATAATCGTCTTGAGTGCCTTGCCACTAGAGTCTGTTATTATTGTCACCGGCACCGAACGTACCCCATACTTTGCCGCTGAGGCTGAGTCCTGGGTTATGTCGATTGTCTTCATAGTGATCCTGCTTGTGTGCGCGTTTGCCCACTCAGTAGTCTTTGGGCACTGTGCCTCACAATAAGGACAATTGGGTTGCTTGAAAAATAGGAGCGTGTACTTTGTGGTGGGTGTCGGGGTAGGCTTTGTGGTGTTGTTAGCGGGGGGTTTTGTGGTCACCGTCGGAACGGGGGTCGTAGCGGGGCACGTTTGCTTATTTGACAATCCGAAATCCAAGCCGAATAATACGTTAAAAGCGGTAGATAATATGAGCACGCCCACTAACGCAAAAATCAACCATTTGTAATGTGATGGTATATTCATTAGAACCTCAGAGCTTTAACTTCATTAAAATCTGAATAGTAACAGCCCCCTGGCCCAACCCATGCGTATGGGTCTGTGGTGAGCCCTCCCCAAAAAAGAACGGTTGTTATCTTGGCACCCTTGGCGTTGAAGTCTTTGACGTATTTTGCCGCATCAAAGGCTGGGCACGTCCCTCCAGACGGCACGTAGCGCCAGAGGCCATAAAGAACCCCATTGGTTGTTGGGGTTTCCTTTGCCTGGTAGAGTATTGTGTTGAGGGTCTTTGTTTCCAGCACTGGGTCGTAGAACTCCTCATAGTTTGCCCAATGACTTCCGTGTGCGTGTCCGAAGTTCTCGGTGTATAAGTTATTCCCTTGGTCCCCCCCATAATTGTAATAGTGAAAACCGAGCCCGTTGATTTGCGCCACTTGATTGCCATATAATCCTTCAGAAGCAAAGTTGTGCCACCCAGCGTCGTAGATGGATTTGAGTGACGCGAGTTCTATAGCGGTGAACGGTGAGGCACTGTTTCGATTATACCAGTACGCCATCTCGCCATCGTAGACGGGGACCATCCCACGGGCTTGTATATCGCGCAGCACCGTAGGATATGTTTGTGCGTCTGGTGAGACAATGTGGATCTCAACGACCCCTACTGATTTCCAGTAGTCTAATCGTGCAGGGGTCATGAACTGTACGTCGCCAGCTACCGCTATTCTGAGTGGTTGTGGCGGGCACGGCACTGGTGTGGTGTTGGTTGGTGCCGGACAAGTAGTATTATTCTTAGGTGGTAAAGATGAGTTGTTGACGGGGGGTAACGGGATGTCGGTGGTAAAATAATTGACAACCGTCTTGTTTGTGGTCGGTATGGCTGTTATTCCTGTGGGGTGGACAGCCGCCACTAATAAAATAGCCACAACAGCGACTATTATGAAAAATTGTTCGTGTTTCTTCCCAGGTAAGAAGTTAAGCACCATTTAAACGAGCCTGCTTCTCGGCAAGATATCTCTTATAGTCTCGGTACGCAAAAGCGAGTCCGAGTCCGCCAACAAAGCCAACGACTATGCCTAGGATGTATGACAACATTGCTATCACACACTCTAGTTGGTTGGCTGCATAGATTATGCTGTTGGTTTAGGGGAGTAATGGGTGGAAGTCAATCACCTTTTTAGCTTCCCCCCTATGCCATTGTGAACAGGTAATTGGTTCTTTTACCCAATCCCAAGCTGCTGTGTGTAAAGGTGAGTATCCAGCACACGCATCTGGTTTTACCTTGTGTATGGCACAAAGCCCCGATGTCCAGAAGCGGCATGGGCGGGTGTATCTGAACGTTTTGGCATTAAGTATTCTGGAGTGGTGTACATATTCACTTTCAAAGTCCTCTACCGGCATTTCCAGATAACTTGCTATCCGACATATCTCTGGGTCGGTAAGTTTGCAGATTAGACCAAAAGAGATACAGCACCAGCCTACACAGGTTTGGCACTCGTCGTATTCTGTCATTAACCATTCAAGCTTTCAAACAGCTGGTGTAATATCTTGCGTTCTTTGTCAGTTGGGTGGACAAACTCGACAATGTAATTGCCATTGTGCCTGTACTCATAGTATCCAGTTTTATAATTAGGTCTCCGATGCATCCCATTTATTATGTTGATACTCATTCTTTCACCAACTCCTGACGGCGAACGAATAGTTTACAGTGGCACCGGCCATGAAAATAGATGTCGTTCTCCCTGAATACACAAGGGCACGAGATGTCGTTGTCTGTGGTCGGATCTCCTGTTAGGACACGGCAGGGGCAGTATGGTTGTCCATACTTCCTTTCACGTGCGAGGAGACCCCTTAGTATAGTGTTGACGTGCTTTTCGTCGGGGTTGATGGCGCAATCGTGGGTTTCTGCAAAGTTCTTGTAAAAGGTGAGAAGGTGGGCTACGGCGTCGGGATCATCGGGGTTCTTCTTGAGTTGAATTGGCATCGCTCAGTCCTCGTCGGTGTCGTAGATTTCTTTTGAGCCCTTCATAACATCGAGGTAAAACTCAGCCAGGCGGCCTATACACTCGTCGGAACAGAGGTCTTTGTCAAGCTCATCTTCCATACAGGCCTTTGCTTGTAGGAAAGATCTCAGTTCATCGTCGTCAAAACAGATGTTTACTTCCATGGTTCACCTCCGAATATTCCATAATACAGCGGCTACAAAGCCAATACCTAATCCTGCTAAAAAACAGACGGTGTAGAAAAAGAGCCATTCGAGTGGGGTGTTGACGATTATGTGCATCATTTATTCCCCATCCGTACGTTGATGAGTTTTAACTCGTCTTTGATCTTCTGGAGTTCTTTGGAGTGGTATTCGCCAATACAGCGGATACAGGGGATCCAAGTTACCTCTAGTTCGTTGAACATAGCGTGTTCACACGATCTTCCCACAACATTACAAAAAGGTAAACTCATCATGTATAGTTTATGCAGGCATCCAGTATAAAAATTGTGGTTAGTTGAAAATGGACCAGTTGTCGCGGTATTGTTCCCATAACGCAGTATCTTTCATATCCTCGCAATCTGGATATAAGTTAAGTGATGTTCTGAGAATCGCTACATCTGCTTCAATAAGATACCACGCATGCAAAGGCATCACTGTTGCTGCCAAAACGTCGAAATCTCCTTTTTTGTAATGTTGTTTGTTACGACATTCACCGCCACGGCATCCACAAGAGATCATATAATATTGGCGACCATTAGAAGGTCTAGTAGTTGTTACGTGCGCTGATTTTACCTGTACTCTTATTATTCTGTCACCGTTATCAATAGCAACATCGTAAGGAGAACTCATAGAGAAAGGGAGTAATACTAGACCTAACTTGCGTTGTTTAATTTCATATATAAACCCAAGTTCAGCCAATTCACCCTTTTGTGGGGTATTCACTGCATAAAAGATGCAGGTTATCCTTTATATTAATTGTCAGAAGCTTCCAACAAAGAACTCTTGTCTGTGGCGCTTCATACGGGCTAATGCTTGACTCATAGCATCAACACAATCGTCTGTGCCTGATTTGGCACCAGTGAAAGCAACTAGTTCAGAAATGAAGTCATCCGTCCAGGAACGGTGTGTGGGGAGGTAAACTTGGCGGGCTTCAAACAATGGGGAGACCATTGAGGCGCGTTCGAGTTTTGACTTATTTCCTGGCTTATAGGCAATTATTCCTGGAACATCATCGCGCAAGTCTTGTATTAAAGATTGTCCTGCGGCTGCGTCTTCTATCAACTTCCTGAGTGTGGTGGGGTGTCTATCACAAAACTTAATGAACTCCTGTTTTGCCTTTGGATAAATCCACTTGCCCCGCACTTGGTCTATTAGGTAGTAATTGGCTTTGTTGCGGCCCCAGCATTGGAAAACAGTGAAATCTGCTCCTACAGTGTCTTTAAAGGCCATATCTACACTAATGACCGTCTCTTCAAATTGGGGAGGGTCACTTGGGTCGTACCACTGGGAAAGCCATTCTTTTTTAAAGACACCACCATCTGCCCTGACTAACCAATGGCCGTAGAGGAGTTGTTCTCTGGACACCCAGTCCAATCGGGCAAGACTGTCAAGGTAAGAGTCGTGAATGTACGGGTTATCTCCTAAAAGCGCTGGTATAAAGGCGCGTTTGCCGTCTTTATCCTCCTTTTCAAAGAAGTGCGTGTACTCCTTTTTTGTGGTGGGGTCTAAAAAGTGGCGGGGGGTTGATTCGTTGATGAATCGATCATACACCCACATCCCTGCGTCTGTTTGTGGGGGGTTAGAGGCTGAGAACATTCTAAGGGGGATCCCAGAGTCTTTGGCTTGTTTTCTAATGCGACTGAAAAGGTATAGGTAAGAGAGTTTGTCTATTTGTGACACTTCATCCATAGCAACGTAGTGAAATTCACTGCCCTGGTAACGATACTTCGCGTTCTGGTTGTCGAGGTAGCCGAACGATATAGTGGCGCCAGAAGGAAAAAACCAGACCTTTTTGAGCTCATTCCAGCGGGCAGGAGTGTCAGTAAGCCATTGCTTACTAACATCCATCAGGGCGCTGGGTAGAGATAAATCGGTAAAGGTACGCCGAAAGATGATAGCGTTATAATCTGGGTAGTCCACATACATAAGCGCTGCCATAAGCAGCGCGACGCTTTTCCCCCTCCAGCACCACCTCCGTACAGTACCTCCAGTAGGGGGTTACTGAGAAACTCAGCCTGGCGAGGTGTTGGCGTTACTGGGATGTAGCGGTTCGATAGAACGCGCTCATTCAGTTTCGTCAGATTCGTCAGATATCTCTGTTTCAGTTTTGCTAGAAGTGGAGAGGGTGAGTTGTTGGTCGATGGTGTTGAATCCGCTAACAATGTCTGCCTCGATTGCTTTTTGCCGTGCTTCTGCTTCCAGTTTGCTCAGGGTGCCAGAATACTCATCTTTTTGGTATCTGATCTCAGCAAAGGAGTTCTTGGTATCTGGGTGGTGTGTCAGGAGCCACTTGGGGTCTCCTACCTGTTCAATCCAGTTAAGTTCACGGTGGCCTTTGTTTTTCTCGTATTCTCTGTAGAATAGTTGGAATATTGGGTTACTATTTTCATCTTGCCCATCCCTCTTCCAACGGGCCATTGTATTGGGTGCAATGCCTATAATACGGCAGATGCCGACATCTGTCGCACCCCGTTTAAGATATTCGCAGATTTCTTCTATCAGGTCTTCATCAAGTGTGGTCGGTTTTCTATTTCCTTCTGTTTTTGTGCTCATACTGTTAGAACCACCCAAAAAAGGGATAATATCAAAAATGCTATGAATATCATTAATGAGGCAGTGACAAAGGCCTCTGCCGTTTCGCGGATCTCACGTTCGATTGTTGCTTCCATATTTACTCAATCCTACCCAAAAATTGCTACGGCCCTACTGTGTGCAGACTTCAGATTTTTTTTGCGCGAAATTAATGCCTATCAATATTGCTAACGCTTATTTATTTTGTCGAACTATAGCAACATCAACATTTTAAAACAATTTGTTTATTAATTGTCAATCAAACCTTTTCTTTTTTTCAATTTCCGGCCCATATCTCTCTATATTACATC